TTCAAAAACAACAGGCAATTATCCAAGCTAAGTTGGAAGCCGACATATCATTAGCTGCAGCTAAGGCTGGCATTGACGCTCAACAAAATGAAGAGTATGCAATGACAGAAATAGGAAAGTCGCAAGCAATGGCTCCTGAAGGACCAATGCCTATGCAACAACCGCAGCAACAGATGTTGCCACAATCGGGTGGGCAACAGCCAGCACAGACTGGCATGTTTCAATAAAGTAAAGGTATATTAGAAATGTCCGAAGAGATGGTGACACGAACCGCTGATTCGCCAGCAGCGGCACCGGGCAATGTTGGTGGTGCGATGTTGGATTTCGTTAGGGAAAGCGCCGGTCCCAGCGAAAGTGGAAGTGAGGCGTTAAATACATCCACAAGTGTTGACACGCAATCATCAGGTATTGGGTTTGATCAAAATTCGTTACAAGAGCGAGTTAAACAACGACTACTTGACAACGTGGCTCCGGAAAAAACTCCCGGAAATGTGCCATATGAACGTTTTAAAGAAGTCAATGATGAAGCAAAACAGCTCCGAGCTGACGCAGGAAGCGTACTCAAAATGGGCTGATGTGATTCGGCAGTTTGAAGATAGCGGATATCAATCCGCAGCTGATGATTCAGAAAGCATACGCTGAACAGCAACAGCAATATCAAGAGGCAGAAATACGCGAGCGTTGGAATCAAGAAGTTCAACAGAACTATATGGATCCAGAGCTTGCTCGCGTACAAGCCGAATCAGAAATACAAAGAATGCGTTATGACCAAGTAGTTGGTCAAATGAATTCCTATATGGTGGCACAGCAACGCCAGCAAGCGTTTGAACAATATCCTTACGCATCTAGAGCGCAAGATATTGTAGACAACTTGATTTCTCAAGGTGTATCTCCATTAGACGCAGCTGCTGCTGTACACCGCCAAGTGTCAGGACTTGTTGAATCTTTAGTGCCAGAACTAATGAACATGGTTACTACACAACAAGGAACCCCAACAACCAATTGGTGGAGGAGACTCGGCTAATGCTACAGTCCCACCACAACGTAATTCACAACAAACTGGATTCGGTGGAATTACTAGATTACTAGGAATCCGGTAGGAGAAGTAAATGGCTATCGATTTTAACGGTGCTCTTACACTAGCAGATCAAGCTGTCCTTTCAAATGATCCTCTTGTCAAAGAGATCACTATGTCTTTGCACCAGACATGGAACGCTATTAAGGACATCCCTTTCTATACATCGCCTTCTTTACGGCAGGTTGGTGTACGGTATACGAACGAAGCTGGCACAATCCCAATTCCAACATGGTCAACCATTAATGGTGAGCCAAATGCTGTTAAGGGTAAGCCGAAGTCGTACGAAGAGCAGATGTATCTCATCCGTAATAAGATTACGGTTGACTCCCGCTTGCTTGACCAACCAAACAATATCATTGATCCTGTAGAAGCACAGATCAAGATTTTTATGGAAGGTTTTGCGTATGATTTTAATGACAAGTTCATTAATAATGACCCAACATCAGCTACTGCTGGAAATAGCCCGGACTGTTTCCCCGGTATTCGATATCGTCTTGAAAACCGTGCGCAGTTTGATATTCCTACAGACTGTTTGATTGCTCCTGCATCTACAGCAGCGTCGTTAAATGTCAGTGGCACATTCAACATGACTGTTGGAAACGGAACATTATCTGCAATGCAGGAATTGTTTGACAACTTAAATGCGCCAGACGGATCCGGTATTGTCCTATATATGAATGAAGAAACAAAGCGTCGCTTTGAATCTGTCATTCGTATGCTTGGAGCAGGTACTGGTTTTGAAACACAGCGTGATGCATTTGATCGTGGTGTAGAGTCCTACAAGAACGCGAAGATCCGCACTGTCGGTCGTAAGATTGATGGCCTTACTCCAGTTATCTCTGCACCTGCTGGCTTTAACGATATTTATGCAGTTCGTTATGGAACTGGATATGTACAGGGATGGCAGTCTGGTCCATTTAAAGCCTGAATATCTAGGCAAATCTAAGGATAAACGGAATCATGCACAATGTTCTGTTTGACTGGGGAATGGGTCTTTGGATGCCTAACGTACGTTCACTTGCACGTTTACGGTTAGCAACCAGTTAAGGAGAATTATAATGCGAGATCGTCTTTTATCTTTTTCGTGGCCTACACAGACTGCTGCTTCAGGTCAATTTCTTGTACAAGCACCAAGCGCAAACGGAGATTACAACTTTAAGTCACGCTGGTGCATCTGGTTCGCCAGCTGCAATTACGAATGAATTGTAACTATGGTGGATTATTAGTCAATCCAATTCCTACTGCATTTGCTGGAGCAGGACAGGTTCTTGATAACGACAATAGTGGCTCTGTTGATCCAAACGATTACGTTCGTGGACAAATCTTAACTCCACTTTATGTAACGCTTGCCGTTCAAACAACAGCTATTGCTATTGATGATACGTTGCAGATTGAAGTTCATGGGTCAAATACTCAGACCTTTTCACTGCCGGTTGCAGCAGGTAATGCAGCTACTGTACAGGCAAGCACAATTTGGACTCCCCCAGTTGCGTTTGTGCAAACATTGCAGGTGACAAATACTGTAGCTAACGTAGTGTCTCCTAATGGTGGATTAGTGCAGGTTAACGACTCCGTTAAGTTCACTACAACTGTTACTGGATTTACTGCTGGCACAGTTTATTACGTTGTCAGTGTTGTCGGAAACAATATTCAGTTGTCGGCTACACGTGGCGGTGCGGCAATTACTCCAACTGCAACAGGTACAAGCGTTGTCACATTTGTACGTGACGTGAATAGTGCAATTATTTCTGTTCCTTTACAGTCATATGCAAAGTTCATTAAGGTTCGTGCTGTTTCGGGAACATTACGAACTGGCGGATTGGTTGCAGTCGGACGCTGTGCGTTCCAGACTGGCAGAGAAGGTACGATTTAATTATGAATCTAGGTCAAATTAAACGTAACGTTCGGATGCTAGGTAGAAATTACTTTGTGCACTGATGCAGACCGTGATCCATTTGGCCTAGATTACTTAATTATCGAACAGGCCAATCAGATAGCTCGTCAAACGGACTGTCTGGTTGGCCGTCGGTATTTAGACTTAACAGCTGATGTTAATGACTACTGCGCTCCTGATATTTACAGGATCAAGGTAGTCAAAATTTTAGACACATTAAATGAGTATCAAAAAGTAAGACTGTTTGATTACAGCGATCAGTACATTGACTACTGGCGCAATTTACCTAGTGATACACGTCCGGAAATTGTAGTTTTCCGTGGTATGAACAACATTAGTGTTTACCCTGCTGTTTTAGCAACCGTAACTAACGGATTGCTTATTGAGGGTTTTGCTCAACCCGGTGATAACTGGGCATATGATTCGACTGGTACAGCATTGCCAAATACAGACGCAACTGAGTGTCCACTACCGGATGTTGCACATGACTGTTTAGTGTATGCAGTGTTGCAAGCACGAGCCATGCAAATGGGCGAAATGAATGGCTATCAAATATTCAAAGCTGAATACATGGATAGATTGTCTTCTGTTGATGCATTTGCAAGTACGTATGCACGGAGAGCAAGATAATGGCTAAAGCATTTGCTGACCTTAGAAATGAAACATTACGTTTGCTAAACGAGTCAGCGGATAGTGTAATGGCTGAACTCCCTAGTGGAACTGGAAGCACTGCTACATTAAGCAATGACCTTGGTATTTTAGACTTTTTAAATGAAGGTGCATGTGATTTATGTAGGACGTGTGTGTATCTACCATTTCAATTAACAGTGCCATCGCATACGGGTCGCACTTATGATTTTAGTGCTTCTAGATTAGTATCCCCAATTACAATTACAATTAATGGTGGAAGTACTCCAATTACTCACTGTGGAGAAAATGAATTACGTTCTTATAATTTATCTTATATGACTACGACTGGTGAGCCATCTTATTGGTATGAGGCTGGATATAACAATATAGGGTTTTACACAGTCCCAACTACTGCAATATCATTTATCGCTACAGGAACTGGAATTACCAGAATTGATAACTACAAGTAGTGGATCTTTTTCTTTTATAAGTGATGATTTGATTAATGCAAGCACTCCCAGCTTATGCAGCTCGCAAAATTGCTCTTAAAAATTACGATGACCCATCTATTGTTGGACGAACTTTCTGGGGAGATTGGTACGACCAAGTGCGTATGCAACTATGGACCAAGCTTGACTCATCCTATAAAGGACCAAATGGCATTTTTTCTGTACCGCCTGTTATGTCAGCTGGAGGAAAGTAATGAACATTGCATGGGGTAGATTAATTTTATTAGCCCTTGGAGCATTTGTAGCATCTGCTGCTCCAGAGTTTGATAGCGCATGGAAAGCCATGCACGTGCCTGACAATGCGTCATTTGGCACGGTGACACGCAGTTTATTATTGTGTAGCATAGAAGGCGTCAGGGCTGGTATACCGGCTATGACAACTGCGTTGATTGCCTTCTTTATGAGACAAGATAGCAACCTACCAGTATTTTCAGTTAAACTACCGGAGGTGAGACGTGTCAGCGAAACGACGAGGGACATCGATGGATAAACTGCATATTGATTTAAATCAGTTACTGGCCGGGTTAATTGGCGCTGTAATAGGCACTGACATGGCCAAAGATTAAATCAGTTGTGCAAGGAATAGTTACTGTTCTGTCTGGTGCTGCGTCTGCAATTTATTTAACGCCACTAGTTGCAGAAAAACTTGGATGGGACAAGCCACACGAAATGATAGGCTTGTCTTTTTTGTTAGGTACGTTAGGCTTACGTACTGTTCAGGCATTTAATATCATAATTGAAAAAGCATTAAAGAAGGTCAGTGAATGACTTACTCGGAATCTGCACAATTGACTAGAGTTGATGAGCTTCCAGATGGGCGCATCATTCTTTGGTGGGATGAGTCAGAATCTTTAAATTTTGAGAATGATCAAGCATTCCAAGATTACTGTAACTCTTTAATACCTAATATTAAAGTATTGCTACGGACATTACTGATTATGGATTACTCTGAACAACGAGTTAGTGGCAAAACGGCATCGTTGTCTATCAGTGATCCAGATAATGTATGGGTAACAGCATCGTGATAATTAATCCGTTGGGTCGTTATCAAAATGCGTATCAAACAGCATTTTCATATTCTGCTTTTACGTTTACAGCTGCAAGCCAGTATGTAATTCAAATATTCACAGCAGAAGAAGACATGACTATTACTCAATTCGGCATGTGTGTAGCAGGATCATCAGGTACTCCCCCAATACGCATTGCTATGTATCAGTATGTAAAAGGATTATCTATACCTAATCCGCCAACAACGAAAACTTATACCGACGCAAATCCTGTTAGTACGCCATCTGGTATTACTACGCCAACATTTACATGGTGGAACCTTACAACACCACAGACGATAGTGCGTGGGACAACATACGCAATAGGTATTGAGTCATAATGGTACGTGGTCTGGTAGTTTAACTGTTGTGCAGAATCAGGATCAAAGCAAGCGTGAATTACACCTTGATATCAGGCCAACCGTTTTCACGCACAAGTTCTACCAATGATCAGTACTCATTTAGATGGGGGATTGCATCGTGCAACAAAAAGTTATGGATATCCAGTGCAAACTAGTGGTGCTGAAAACATAGGTAGTTTTTCTACAAACACATTTAGTGGCAACTCATTTATAATCCCTACGTCAATGGGTGCGAGTTTTACATTAGAGGGTATTTTGACTCCGATAGCACAAAACGCAAACTTTGTAAATGCAACACTACGATTGTATAACGCTACGTCATATCCACCTACATTAATAACGTCTAGGACGTTATCAGATGGAGGTGTTCCGTCGTCTTTAAATGCGTTCTATCAGGGTCAGGGTGGTCAAACATATATTCCGTTTACTACATCGCAATTGTTAACAACAGGAGTCAAGTACTTAGTTGGTATACAAAATTCTGGAGATGCTTTCTCTATAGGTAAGTTTACATATGCGCGAGCGCAGGATGCTAACTGTTTAAGTGATGTGCAAACATTTGGCGTAAATGGAGACATTACGGCAAATACATGGACTGAATCCGGAACAATCCGGTATGTGATTGGTTTAGATATATCCTCATTTACGCAAGGCACTGGTCCTACTCCGCCTAGTACGCTTACAGCTGCTCCTCGGTATACAATAAATACAGGGATTAACTAATGTTCCAATTTACACAAAATGAAACAAACGCATTACGAAGAAGAATATTCTTTTATGCGTCTTCACCATCAGATGGATATACCAATGTGACAACCGGACTTGGTGTAACTACTTCTGTGCAGGTTACTAAAAACGGCGTGTTGCCAGTTATGTCTCCCTTATCACCTGCGTTTACGCATATTAGTAGTGGACTATGGTACTACGAACTACCGTCTGCGTATTTAGATACAGTTGGCATAATAACAGTAACTATTATTGATGCGTCAGTAATGCGTACGGTGCAAGCAGTTGGTTATGTATACGCGGGTGATCCACTCTCTACATCTTCATCACTAACAGCTGCAGATGTGTGGTCATATACACCGCGCAACCTTACTGGATCTGTGTCTGTATCAGGCAACGTTACTGTTGGCGGATTTACATCCGGCGCAATTACTAACGGTGCATTCGCAAATAACGCAATTATATTGCGGTTAGCTAATGATGCTATTGACTCTAACGCTAGGTTTACAACATACGATACGTTTAGTGGTTACCCATTACTTTCTAATAGCGCACAGCACAAAGTTCAAATTACTGGATCTCATCATGCAGCAGCTGATGTACATGAATTTCAGCCACAACCACTTGCAGATATTGCTGATGCTGTGTGGGACGAGATAGCTAGTGGTCACACTATTGCTGATAGCTTTGGTA